ATTACCACACTAGGTCCAGAGGTTTTGCCAAATCCGCTACTTGTGTCAAAATCCATTCTTACCCAATTAGTTGCATAACGACCTGCCTTTATTAATACAGTTAAAAATGCACCAAGATCTGGTTGATCCTTTGGTGGCTGCAAGCGCTCATCCTGCATCCCCGTCGATATAATTTTTAATAAACTAGCAACCATTCTTACTAATACTCTTAGGTTCTTTGTTTATATGTATTTTACAACGCCGCGGAGAAATTCCAGTCGGCATCTTTGCACTATTTTTACAAGGACGATCTGCAGTAACCAGGTAATCGCATCTATAAACCATTGATTCCCCAATACGCTTCTTATTCTGCATCCAGGCCCTCGAAGACTCATCAAAGAACTCAGGAGTAAATTCGGAATTACCTGCTGACATCTTTTTAATACATAAAATAAACTATAGTGAAATCAATTTTTAATCGATGAATACCTTGCTACATAAACCATTTGCAAAACGTAACCATTGAAATGCAAAAGCATATACATGAACTTCCCATTCTGTATCTGATGACCCCCCTGGTGCCTTTACATCTAAGGTTAGCCGCAAAGAACTTAGGCGACTTGCATTTATTGAACCCGTAGGATCGTGCTCACCCGGGTTTCTAGCAAAGGAATATCCATATATATATGAATCATATGCAACCTTTCCTCCACGATGGGCGCGCGATATATGAGAACGAAACCAGGCTTCATTCTGATCTATTATTTCCATTCCATTAGCCTGGACCTTTCCTCTTATCATTAGTGGCTCAATAGGGTTATATATAGGATGATAATCTTTCTCGAGGGTTGCTGAGTAGTTAACCCAGTCATTATTTGATACGATAGCACCTTTACGCCGTAAGAACCACACTAATTCTTCAATTGGTTGATTGGCTTCTAGAGGCAATTGAATTGTAATTATATCGTTTCCAGACTTATTTAAGACATACTTAAGAGGTTCCGTAAAATCAAAGTGTTGTATCTCACGATAAGGACGTTCAAATGGTTGCCGTAGCAACATCTCACGGTATGGGCCGTCAACGAATATTCCATATGTAAGAAGTTGGATATTCTTTAATGAAGGGGGCTCTATAAGAGAGGATATAGTGGTAATTCTACTGTTTGAATCTGCTGGATTATGCACCTTAAAATTCTTAGAAAGTGGTGTATCTTCACACGTCTGGCGTAAACCACCTATAATTCTAACAATCTGATCAAAGCGTTTTAGAGTCACACGAATTCTTACTGTTCCCGCCCTACAGGCAATCAAAGGGAAGGTTGCCCTAAGGCGCTCACGCAACATGGAAAAAAGTAGAGGAATTGTAATCCACTCATCTTCTGTCGGAAGTGCCCGTGATCCATCCCATGCCTTTACATCGGCGAGTGTATGTCTTCCTAGAACATCTGCTACACCAAACTGTGTATTCAAGTCTGGAAAAAGAAGTGATACCACATTTACAGAATCTCCTGTTATCTTTTCTAAAACTTGATCATCTATCTCTAATGTTGCTTCTTCTAGAATAGCGGTTCCCATAGAATTAACATATGTCCATGCTGCTGCTGGATTTATAAATCCAGTTTTACCAGACTGCAAGGCTAGACGATCTGCCTTTGTAAGCCAGTCTCCAAATTGTAATTGAATAAAGAGACCCTGAATAAGATCTCCACAATTAATATCACCCAATTCAAAGGTAAATCGCTGCCCAAATTCTGCAGGTCCACGAAAGGTAAAATCTCTTAAAACGGAGGTCATCGGAACAGTTCGTATAGTTTCATCTCGTGTAAATCTTGTTATATTAGCATTCAATGGAAAAAGGGTATTATCTTGTATATCACGTGTAGCAAGATCTAAGAGTGTTGTTGCCTGACCCTTTGGTTGCTTTGTTCCATATCCATTTTTTTGGTTTATATCCATCTACCTATCTAGTCTAGGGATTCACTTAAGTCCCGTGCTTCCAAACCCACCCGAACCACGCTCAGTATCTGGAAGAGAATCAACATAGACTACCTCACAAATATGACCCATGTCTGGTGCGATAATCTGAAATAGACGTGTGCCAGCCTCAAGTCCCTTATAAAGGCTGCCAACTGAAATCATCGGCGCCATTAGTTCACCACGATATGAGCGATCAATAATACCACGCCCGTTTGCCATCATAAATCCAGTCTTATAGATCGATGAACGAGGCTCAAGGCTAAAGTGAGAATCAACCTCCTTCATTGTAGCAGATCCAACATCTGGAATCAACTTAACTAGGCGCGCTCTCACACCAAGAGGAATAAGGGTCGCAACAGGGACAGAAATCTGATTTACCATGATCTTGAGATCATATCCAGCATTCTCTGCAGACGGTCTCTCATAGGTGCCAACTTGGGGATAGAAGGCGGCACCCTTATCAGTTACGCAAAGTTCAAGACGGTATTGTGACATACCTTTCATGTATGCTGACAAGTATTCAAATTTTTACGGTAAAATTTGAATACTTCACTCGCTATACATCATAGTATACCTACAATGACGACCTTTGATAATCTTCCCCGTTACAGATATATTGGTCAGCCTCATCTGAGCCAAAATTCAAAACTTACATGCTTTCTACTCTTCACTATCGCCTATATTTACCTCTCATACACGGATGGCAAGTATATTTCAATGATTGCCTGCCTATTTGGTGTATATTATACTGGATATAGCCTTCTTGATAATTCGATCAAGGTTAGAGAGGTAGATACTACAGATGATGATGAGCCTCCTGTTCTTGATACTTCTGTTCTTAATACTCCTGTTCTTGATACTCCTGTTGATCATGTAGATCAGGCTACGCGTGATCTAATTGCACTGAAGCAACTGAAGGATTTCGCGAATAAAATCAAGGAGCAGAATATTAATAGACGGAATAATGCTATTGATGACGAACTACCTCCTCTGATCCCCATCGATACTCCAGTATCAAAGAATCTCATTCGTCAGAGATATCATCCAATGCATCTACGCCAGGCAGGTGAGTATGCCCCCAGTGCAGAGGGCACAGACATTTAGTGAATTGTTAATTAAAAAATATTTTTTTCTGAGGATATTAAAAACTCCGGTACGATACCCATCGTACCTAAAATTGAAGGCCCATTAGTAGAACAAATGGCTACCCAGATGAATCAGGATACAGGTAAGTTTCGCAAGAATACCAAGGATCAGTATTATACCAAGTCTTCAGTGGCGAAGAAGTGTGTCGATAAGATTCGTGAAATGGTGCCTAATTCAGAAACCTTTCAGTGGATTGAGCCATCTGCTGGTAATGGAGCATTCTTAAAGGTCTTATCAGATGGCATTGATAAGATTGGTATTGATCTTGAACCAAAATCAGCCGATATTCAAGAGGGTGACTTCCTCACATGGATTCCTACTACAAATAAGAAACGCATATTCTTTGGTAATCCTCCCTTTGGTAGACAGGCTTCTTTAGCCAAGTCATTCATAAAGCATGCAAGTCAGTATGCTAATATTATTGCCTTTATTCTACCAAGATCTTTCGTAAAACCAAGTATGTCACGGGCTTTTCCAGGAAAATTTCATTGTCTTCATAGTGAGGAATTGGAGAAGAATGCCTTTGAAGTAAACAAGGAAGAATATGATGTCCCTTGTGTATTTCAGATTTGGGAAAAGAAACTGGTGGATCGCCCTCTAGTAGATTCTGTAACTGAGGAAGGTTTTGAATATGTAAAACATGGTGAAGCCTTCCACATTGCCTTCAAGCGTGTAGGAGGTCTCGCGGGTAAGTGTTATCCTTCAGATACAAGGGAATACAATAAGCAGTGCTTCTACTTCTTGAAACTAGATGACCACTATATTGGGAAGATTCAAGAGATTATTCAGAAGGTAAATGCACACGTCTTTCCAAGTAATACAGTGGGTCCACGTAGTCTTTCTAAGAGTGAGGCTACTATCGTTCTGAATCACCTAATTTCCGAAAACTAATGTTCCCCTTTGATCCTCAATATTATAAATGCCCCAGCCAATTGTAATAGCCCTCATAGTTACTCTTTTTTGCTTAGTTGTTGTTGCTTGTAGGGTATCCTGGATATCTAACCATAGTGTTGGTCTATCTGCCGTTGTAAAATTTAGGGTTCCAGATGGCTTGCGTCTTTGAGGAGCCCTATAGCCATAAGATGGACCAACAGAAAAAGAAATCCAGGATACGGGGATGCCTGGAGTTTTCTCACACTTTGTCCATGCAGATACCTTATTCCACAGATTCGAGTCCCACTCAGATTCTCGTTCCTTCCCTGCCACCAGAAGTTTCATCTTATTAAAATAGGACCCGCTGCCTGGCATAGAATTCTCCAGATTCCATAATTGATTGCGCTCCTCGTAATATGATGACTGAAAGAATATCATGATGGCTTCGGCAGGATGACGACCATCTATACGCTTAGTAACATAAGAAGCCCCTCCATTTCCAACTGCGATATAATCTGATGGATCAAGACTTAACTTATTTTCAAAAGGTCTGAGAAAAGGAATCTGATTCGGCGTCTTTTTTAAGAGGGCCTGAATATCCTGTCTTACATAACGCTGTGTTGTCTCAAGAATAATCAGAGGCTTTCCAATTAATTCTCTGCTTAGAGGTGTAAACGATATCTGATTTCCAGAAGAATCTGTAAGAGATAAATCTGATCTAGACCACGGTGTGGGTTTTACGGAACCCGCCGAAGACTCCACTAAATCTTCTAAGCGTCGGAGTTTACAACGAATTCTGTATTTCTGACCGGGAAGAGCAATAAAGGGTAACCCACCTTCATCTGGGTGTGCACAGCCAATCAAGGGTAGACGAAGTGTAAGTCTTCCTGGATTTGCATTGTGTTGAATCTCGAGAGGGCTACCGGTATGTGATCCGAATTCCTTCAGAGCAAGGGCCTCCTGATTCAAGGTTGACTGAAAGTGTGTCCAGGCATACAAGAAATCTCCAGAGAATTCCTGCAGCAAAAGTTGATCCTGGTAAAACTGGATCTGTTCAAACAGGAAGGGACCAATGCCCTGAGTGTAACCATAGGATATTCCTGAAGAATCCCTTATAAGACTCCTGGAATTCAAGGCGGCAAACTGCGGAGGAAGCCAGGTTGGAAGATCGATTACGAGGGCTGCAGAAATTAGTAAGTCTCCAAAAACTTCCATTTCCCACTCAACAGATCTTCCAAAATCAATTGTATTGAGCGCCTGGGTTTGCCGAGTTTCATCAATCGTTGCCGGCCAGGTTTCCATATTATAAGAAAAAGGGACCGATGCAGATTTATCAGTCGAGGTAAAGTATACATCTTTTTTACCTCGGGCAACTAATTCAAAAAGAGATCCTTCGGCGGATGCTGTTGGGCGATCCATCTAGTCATTAGGAGATTGGAAATATGGAGATTTCACGCTTAGAAGAGATTTGCGGCAGAGAAGATCTTCTTACGGTAAAGAATACAGATACGAGGCTTGCCCTCAGCATTCAGACAGTCACCAATCTCAGCAAAACTCTTATACTGCTTGCCCTCGGCATCAACGATATCATAGATACCATCCTTCAAGTCGTAACCAATCTCCTTCATAATGTCACCGACGATAATATAGAGTTTCTGATTCTTGTAATTACTAGCAAGCCAGCGGTGCTGGTAGTTATTCTGCTCATCCGTCTGTGAGTTATACGTCGCCGTCACCTCATCAAGAGACTTCTGCCAAGCCAAGGAATCATGCGGAAACCTAGTCACATTCTGGCGGTAATAGTCGACGAGACCCTTTGTGGATGCACCCTTGTAAACGCGCGAGGGAACCTTGAAACGCTCCATAACCACCTTCAACTTCTCACCATCATTAGACGTATTCGTAGCATCAATAGGACTCATCATCTTATCCTTCAGACTCTCCTTCATGGTAACGGTAACCTCACCCTGAGGCAGAGAGGCGCGCCAGGTCGCCTCGTCGGCGAAGGTGGTCCTGCTCAGACGAGACCCATAAAGGGGGTCAGGATTCGGATTAAGATCGACACCATTGATCCCCATGGACTTAACCTGGAGAATACCGTTACTGACGGCAATGGCCACGCGGTAGATATTAGGGTTTGTTGAGGAAAACCACTTCAACTTCGTCCCAACAGGGCGCTTCTCGTAGTGAATAGTGTTAATGGGAGCCTTCGTGAGTTCTGCATTCGCGGCAATAAGAGCATCAATTGTCGACTGCTTCGCGGCAAGTTCGGAACGCAGCTGGGCGATGATGATATCGGAGGCGGACATTTCTAAGACTTATAGGTTTTCTGGGTGTAGTGGAAATACTAGGCTCATACAATTTCAATTTTTATTTTTAATCCTACGGATAAAATCTAATGCTATTATAGATGCCATTTTTTAGTTCGACCAAGGTAGATGATCAATATAATAAGTCGTGTGCAGAGATTAAATCATATATTGATAGTAAGATAAAGCAAGGATATACACGAATTATTGAGGTGTATCGTGATACTAAGGTATATGATGGAAAAGAACAGGCTTATTTTGATGAAAGAGTGGTTGATAGTAAATTATGGATAACATCTACTTATAAAGTACCGACATCTACATATAATATCTATTCTACACCCGATGAAATATACAAACATCTAAAGGGTTTTAAATGTGCCGATGAAGAATTTCAAGTACGTAAGAAAACACCTGAATATGCTCTAGAAGAAAAAGAAAGAACCGCTCGCATTGCTGAAACTATTAGAATAGAACAAGAGGATGCTATTGCGAGGCGTGCCGAGGCCGAAAGGCAAGCCCTTAAAAGAGAATTAGATAATTGCATAAAGAAACTAGAAGAAAAGGGATATACAGTTACACCACCAGCGGCTGGCGGTAGACGTCGTAATAAGAAGTATAATAAAACACGTGGCAGAAAATATACAAAAAGAAAGGATACACATAAAAGACGGTGAACACTAAAAAATGAATATCTTATAAAAACTATAACAAGGTACATTTATGAAACTTGTTATTGTTGAATCACCAGCAAAATGTTCTAAGATCCAGGGATTCTTAGGTTTCGGCTACAAGGTGATTGCCTCCATGGGACATATCCGCGCTCTAGCCCACGATCTAGAAGCCGTCGGCCTCGAGAAGAACTTCGAGCCAACTTACGAATTCATGAAAGAGAAGGCTACCACAATTACCAAACTCAAGGCCGATGCCAAGGGAGCCGAATCAATTGTCCTCTGTGCCGACGATGATCGTGAAGGCGAAG